TTGTAAGCGGCAGTGTGCATCTCATCGAGAGTGATGGGAGGTTCACCACCTGAGTCATCCCAAAGGTGTTCAGGAGTCGGGTCAAAGTCAAGCTCATTTTGCAAATGAGGAATGATTAGATCCTCCAGCAGGTGTCGCATGGAGGTGGTGAGATGTTCATCCATCATGTGGCGCTTATCTTCCCGCTCGATAACGGCCTTGAGCTGCTGGAGCGTGGATTCGATGACGGTGTACTCGTTTGTCATTTGAGGTTCCGGTTGCGCTCTGCTGGGTCAGGTATGCCAGCCATGTAGTCATCAAACAGGGCCTGCTTTTCTCGTTCTTCTATTTCCTCGTCCGAAGGCGGCCAAGGATCAAGCTCTGAGGGGAGGAGATCTCCTGGGTCATCAGTGCGAATGATGGTCATGTCAGTAGAAAGATCGTGGATGGAGCAATCTGGGTTGGCATCAGCCCATGCCTGAAGAAGTGGGTTTGTCATGGGTGTCAACAAACTGTTGGATGCGACGTTGGATGGAACGGAGGATGAAGGAACGACGGCAGTTGTTCCACCCGGCATGTTCAAGAAAATCCAACTCCCAGTCGATTGAATCGACCAGGAGTGAATAGTCATGAACAGACAGGTCAGGATGCGAAGGCTTGTTCATGTTCTGCCAGGCAATGCGGGCATGTTGGAGCGACTAGGGGTTTCTGAGTGACCATGGCAACAGCGAGCATGGCTGCCACACGATGGGGCGGTTGCCGTTCGGAGAAGGGCATCACCTGATCGTTGCCGAACTCGTCCATGACGACTAACCCCTCAGTGAGAACGATCACAAGGGTGTCTTTGGCACGTTTGAAGGAAACGCGAGAGCGGCGCAGGTTGAGCTGACAGAACATGGCACCGATACCTTGTTCTGGATGTGGATCGGTGAAGTTGAGCCCGAAGTTGTAGCCGAGGTTTAGGTCGGCGTACTCCAGGGCAGCTTCCAGGGTGTGGATAAATTCCGTGACGTTATCGGACAGGGGAGGAATCGTGGTCATCGTTTGGTGTGCTTTAGGACGTTGAAGCAAAGATCTTGGAGATCCTTATTTAGAACAGTTGTATCGCCGCATTTTGCGGCTTCTAGCTGATCTCTAAGTACCTCCTCAGCATCAGCACGTAGCTGGCGTTTCGTACCGTTTTCCCACGGTTCATCGAGCGTAGAGATGAACTCGCGGAAGTAGTTGTACGAGCTACGTTCCGAGATTCCGAAGTCGTCCACCAGTATGGAGACGATCTCTTTCCTGGAGTGATCGTCCTCATAAAGCTCCTTAATTTTCTGAAGGCAGAGGTCATGAGTGGCTTGTTGTTCATTGGAACGGGGCATTGCAAGGTGCAATTTGCAAGGTTTCAGTCTTGGAAGTGATCTTCAAAAGGGTTGTAGTCATAAGCCAGCACCTTCCCAGGGCCGTCCAACTCGAAGTAGATCCACAGCAGGCGGGTCAACTCTCTATAGTTGTCCATCTTTGGCGAGCGCACTCTTTTACGTGCTGGAGCGTCTTTGTGCCAACGCTTGGCGGTCATCTCCTCCAGGGTGGTTAGCTTCTGCTCTTCGTTTTTGAAGGGCTTACCGTAGGTGGCGATGTAGCTCCAACGGCGGAGATCTGCGACTCTGGTGGGGAAGGCTCGGATGGCGGTGATAACAGCAGCAGCTACATCAGCAGAGGGAGACTTTCCAAAGCCATGAGGCTTGCCTTTGCTGCACAGAGGGCCATTAGCCCAGAGATAGAGATACTGCTTCCATTCGTCCCTGACATCCTTCGCGTGTTTCATGAAGGGATCACACCAGCTTGAATCAGAGGAGTGGCCCTTTGCCGTAAATGGAACGGATAAGATCTTCAGGATCTCAAACTCTTTAGATGTAACCCGTTCTTTGTAGTTGGCGAAATAACGGTCAGAGGGTGTACGTCTTGCGCCAGTATCCATCAGGATGAGAGGCACACGATCAGGCAGGCCCCGTTTCACACAAATGTTGTAGGTTTTGCCTGTTTCAACAATGGCACTCAGGGTGTGCTGACCGTTGATGAGTTTGCCATTCTCATCAAACATGATGTCATTCACATGAGGACAAAAGTCCTCCTTTAACATCTCACGAATCAACATCCTGACCTTGTTTGGGTTGATGTCGCGTTGAAGCTCGTGGTTTTTGCTCAGGAAGGATTCAGCCTTTGACGGCGTGATCTGGTCATAGCTGACCGAGACGTTGCTGTTGCCCATTGGAACGGGAGGTGAGTAGGAAATCGCTAGTCCTGGTGTTACCCATGACTATCGAGTAATAGATTATCCCTTATGTGGTGTGCGTCAAGCCGATTCATGTCACCATTCACACAGAACAGCCAATCAACCTTGGAAATCCCCAATCACCGCGTGGAACGGGTGGATGAAATGACCGTCAGCTACATCCTGCGGGCGATCCAGGCGTATGCGTCCACGGCTGAGGGCCGCCAGGGACCACTGGGCGACAGCCTGTATGGCCGGAAGGCCTATGAAGCGATCGCCCGGCTTGGTGCTGATGGCCGGGCGCTGGTGCGTTTTGACTACTGAAGCAGCTCTAACCCGAGCCAGGCTCGGACCCGGTTGATCCGGGCGAAAGTCGCAGCGGCCCCATATCGGTCAAAATATCTGGCCTGTTCAGTCCCCAGGCTTGAAAACCTGGGGGCTGCCCATTGCCAAAGCGCAAACCCTAGCTGTCGCCTGTAACCTTGCAATCCGTTGAGATCTTGGTGAGTCATCCCCAGGAACTGCCGGGGATCGCATTTGAGCTGCTGGTACGTCATCGGTCTGCACCTTTAACGGCTGCTTTCTTCTCCGCTAGGCTCAGACTCCAGTTATCGGAGTTCAGCCCATAGGGGAATTTATGGCGTCCCTGCCAGGGAACCCCATTAGACAAGAACCACTCCCCGGCTTGTTGATAAACGCCCGGGGATTTCTTCCCGTCTCCACAGAGGCAAGAGAGAAGGACGTTAATCCGACTCTTTGTTGTGTTGGTACGCCAGCCGCAGTCCGACACCTCAAGGATCTGATCAGCCGGCCAAAGCTTGCAAATCACGTTCCCGTGAAGCTCAACCTTTATCACCCGTTCATAGTCGAACGTACCTGCCAGGCCATCGTGAGCCTGTAACACTTCCATGTTGGCCGATCGCCAATAGGTGCCGGAAAACTCCGGCAGCCAGAACAGATCCCGGATGGCCTGGATCGTTTGCGCTTCAATTAATCGCATTGCGAATCTCCTGTAATTGTTTGGCGGCATGACGTGCCGCTGTTAATGACCGATAAGCCTGGAACTCTCCGATGGTTTCGATCTGCCCGTCATCAGAACAGAACCGGATTGAATAACGGCGAGGTTCTGATTTCACGTAGCGCCCACCAGCCAGGTACATGCCCTGGAACTGTTCGGACGTAATGAAAAGGGCTCCCCCATCAACGGGGAAGACCTTTGAACTCAACCGACTAGAGAAGAACCGGAGCGACCCTGGATCGAACCAGTGGCCGCCGGTTGCCTTATGCCGGGCTTTGATTTCTTCTAGTGTCCAGATCATCGGATGGCACGGATACGATCGAACAAATCGTGGATTTGATCGCTGGTTAATAGGACTTTTTTGCCTGTCTTATCGGTGAACATCAGGGGAACTCCAGGGATCACCGGTTGATTTTCTCCCCACTGCGCCATGGCACAAGTGAGGAACAGCGCTTCGTCTGAAGTTAATTTCACAGAACGGCTCCGTTGTTTTCGCTTAGGTCATCCCAGATCCCACCGGCATCGATCACCGCGTCACGCTCCGTCTGGAACGGTCCCACGGCATCACCATCCGGCAGGCAACCGGGAAAGCACGGCCACCAATACCAGCCGGGCTCGACTTCCTTACCAGTAAGGGTCAAGCCTTTGATGTCATAGAAAACCTCAAGCGACCCAAAGCCCGTGCCGGAGTCGCTGGCGAATTCGTAATAACTCACTTCGCCACCACCTTGTAGATCTGGGTTCCGCTGTGCTGGGTCGGTTGCTTCGCCAGTTCGGCCAGCGCAACATGCCACGCCGTGCCGATCATTCCGACACAAAAGAGCGCCATGCACACATCGTGGATCTGTTTTTCGTAACGGTGGATCATCGTCTTGATTGGTTGAGAGGGTTGATCGTTTGTCTTCCTTGACCGCCAGCGTGTGGCTGTCGTTTGGAGTGAGACAGCAGCCGGAGAGCGTTGAGAGTTGCCCGGATCGGCTGCTATTGGGTCGTTTTTGGTGTCAGCTGTCAGCAGCCTGAAGTGTGCGCTGGTGGATCGTCTGGCGCAGCTGTTCCCAGCCTTGAGCGCTAAGGAAGATGTGCAGGGTGTCGCCGTTGTCGTTGGTGATGCTGAGCAGTGAACCCACTTGGTTCACTCGTACGTCTGAGTCGTCAAGGTGAACGGTGAGCTGCTGCTGTGTCTTGGTTCGCATTGGTTCGTTGAGTAGAACACGGGACAGGGTTTCCCCTTTCCCTGTTCAAATAATAGTCTATCCCCTGCCGTTTTGTCTAGTAGTTAATCGCCATTCACGCGAGGCCATTCACGCGAGGGAATCCAGCCAGCCAGGCAGCGCCATATATCACCCAGCCGCGCTAACCCGGGGGCAGTGTTGCAAATTTTTAGGCTTAGGTGCCTGCGCGAGGAACCTGCACATATATCCGCTGAACAGTCAATTAAGTAATAAAAAAGCCCCCAAGGGAGGGGGCGGTGGTCTGAAGTTGTGAGCGTGGGGATCAGTCGCCCTTATCTTCGATCGAGATTTTAAGTTCAGGCGCTTGAATGTTGACGGTCTCGACGGACTCACCAATTACACGTCCGATGGAATCAAGCACTTGGCTTGCGGTTTGCAATTGCCCCTTCTTCAGAGCCTGATGAAACAGCTTGGTGCGCATGTGCTGTAGACGAGCGAGCATGTTGTCGCGGTCTGCTTGCCAGTCTTCATCAACCAGCTTTTTAACTTCTGCCCAATCGCGCCACGCCGTTTTAAGGGAAACTTGTTCTTTTTCCTTATGTTCATACACAAGCGCACGAGCGGACAGCCCGTCTAATTGCCGTCGATAGAGCCGCCTAATGCGATCCTCTTTAGCTTGCGTGGAACGATCTGTCAGAGGCTCGGGCATTAACCTATCGATCTTTTTCCAGATAATAACCTCCTGTAAGCCCTTCTGGCACGGTAGAAGGGGGGTAGGGGGTCAAAAAAGCAGTTAATGTTTGCGGTATGGCTGTAAAAACAGAACCCATCAACCTCAGATGGGCACAGGGTCAAATTTATTCAAGCGAAAAACGTTTCCGTGTCCTGGTTGCAGGCCGCAGATTCGGCAAGTCGTACCTCTCTTGTGTTGAGCTGGTGCGTGGAGCGATCGAACGTCCTGGTGAAACGTTCTTTTATTGCGCCCCGACGTACCGGATGGCGAAAGATATTGCGTGGCGAGCGTTAAAAAAGCTAGTTCCGAAGGTTTGGATCCACACCAAGAACGAAACAGACCTACGAATTGAGCTAATTAACGGTTCAACTATTGAATTGAAGGGTACAGAGAACGCAATGGCGTTGCGTGGCCGCAGTTTGAGCGGTGTGGTGCTGGACGAAGCTGCATTTATGGATGCAGAGGTTTGGTTTGAGGTAATTCGACCTGCTTTGGCGGATAAGGAGGGGTGGGCGTTGTTTATTTCGACGCCAGACGGTACAGCTA